AAACAAGAAGTAAGAGAAAGTGTTTTTACTTTGGGTGACCAAGTTATTCAAGGTGAGGAATATGAGACTCCAAAATATAATGGTTTTGGTGGTTGGAGTTTGTTGTCTAAAGAAGCTACATGGACTGGTGGTTGGGAAGCAGTTCAATTAGAAAAGGGACAATCACTAGAGTCTTTTTTACCAACAGACGAATTGGTACTCAAAGCATACAAATATTTTAATATTTCACATGGATTAGAACACGATAAACCAACTGAAGCATATGTTGGTGAAATCAAAAAGGTAATGGATGACATACGTGAAATGGGATTTTATCCGACCAGAGCAAGGGTTACTTGTTTGAAAGCACACTCAAAATCTCTAGTGCATAAAGATGCTGAAGAAACTGAATATATGGCTCGTATTCATATTCCTTTATTCACAAACAAGAAGTGTGTGCATATGTGTCAAGGTAAAAACTTGCATATGCCTGCTGATGGTGGTGTCTGGATTCTTTGGACTAATCAATGGCACCAAATTCGAAATGATTCTGATGAAGACCGTTATCATATTATTATGGATGCATATGACACTAAAAAAGTAACAAAATTCTTTAATTATGACGGTGAATTTGAACAGTTACAAAATTTTGTAAGGGGTTTCAGAGAGAAGATTGATTCTATGGAATTGACAGATGAAGATATTGATTTCTTTGATGCCATTAAAGAGAGATATGTTACTAAACGAGTTAGAGACAACGAACTTATTTAATTATGATTGATACACACGGTATTGTTTTTACCGGCATGGAAAGAACTAGAACGATTAGTCGACCAGCTGGCGCAGCAAGATTGAGAACTTTTTTGGAACCACATGGTTATAACCTTGAGGTTGTGGATTACTTTGGTAATTTTACAGAACAGGAAATTGAAATAATCTGTGCTAGATTTATTGGTCCAAAAACTTTGTTTGTTGGTATCAGTATCACCTTCATCTATGCATTTGATAAATTAAATTATCTTTTCAAACACATTAGAGAAAAATACCCACACGTAAAAACATTAATTGGTGGCAACGAAACACCAATTGATGGTGTGGATTTGTCCTTGGTTGATAGAGTTTTTTGGGGTTACGCAGAAGAAGCTGTGTTACATTACTTAAAATTTCTGACACGAAAACGTTTGGACGATTTGAAGTGGGTACCTTACAAAGGAACATTTTCCATCAATGCTGAGATGGCGTATAAGAATGATGATAGTGACTTGTCTATCAAATGGTTGGAAAGCGATTTAATCAAAAACAATTTCTTACCAATTGAAATTAGTCGTGGTTGTATTTTTAGGTGTCGTTTCTGTGCCTTCCCTCTGTTGGGTAAAAAGAAGAATGATTACATTCGCCATGTGGATAATTTGTCGGCCGAATTTCGTAGAAATTATGAACTGTTTGGTGTCAACAACTATTGGTTCAACGATGATACATTTAACGACAACGTGGTCAAATTGGATTATGTTGCTGAAGCAATCGCCAAGAGTGGTGTTAAGATAACTTACACAGCATTTTTACGTGCAGATTTGATTGAGAGATTTCCTGAAACTATTCCTATGTTAGCTGATACTGGTTTGGTTGCTGCAACATTTGGTTTGGAAACTTTTCATCCAGAAGCGAAGAAAGCAATCGGAAAAGGCTTAGATAATGAAAGACAGTTTGAGTCTATTCGTGAGTTAAAGAGATATAAACCAATCTATACATATACAGGAATGATTTGTGGTTTACCTGGTGAACCATTATCTAGTGTATATAAAAGTCAAAAAATATTATTGGAACAAAACTTTGAAGTGTTTGATAATTGGGATTGGTGGCCTTTGGTTATAAGAAAAAATTCTATTAGTCGTTTGAGTGAATTCGAAAGAGAATATGAAAAATGGGGTTATACTGAATTATTACCCGGAGAATATAAAATACCAGAAGGTGATGATGATCCGAGATACCACACCGATGATAGTAATTTGTTAATATGGAAAAACAAATACTTGAATTATTTCAATTCTAGGATAATTGCAAGTGATTTGAATAAAGAAACAGAACAACACAGAATCAAAGCTGGTAAATCAATTTACGGAAATGCAAATAAAGGTGTTAGTATCAACCACGATGTATTTGAATTGGTTGGTATGGGAGTTGATATAAAAGATATCATTGATGGAACATTTGATAAAACTTTTTTGAATAAAAAAATCGAAGAAGCGGACCAAACTATCCTTGAATATAAAAAATTAAAGTTAGGATTATAATGTTTGTTTATTGCCCACCAAAAGAGATTCCAAAGATTGAGTCTCAAACTTTTCCTGACGGGAAAAGATATTATGTCACACCTGATGGTAAGAAGTTACCATCGGTGACCACAGTGGTGGGTGCTCAGAAAAAAGAGGCCATCATGGCATGGCGCCGTAGAGTTGGTGAAGAAGTTGCAAACAAAATCTCCAAACATGCTACATCCCGTGGTACCAATATGCACACCATGTGTGAATATTATTTGAACAATGAAACAAAACCACCAGGTACTGTTATGCCTGACGCTAAAGAGATGTTCATATCAATCAAACCACATCTAAACAAAATCAATAACATACACTACCAAGAGGTCGGATTGTGGTCCGCACAACTAGGATTGGCAGGTCGTGTAGATTGTATTGGTGAGTATGAAGGTAAGTTATCAGTCATTGATTTTAAAACATCAAAGAAGATTAAAAAACGTGAAGATATTTTGGATTATTTCTGGCAATGTACCGCATATGCATTGATGTATGAAGAATTGGTTGGTACACCTATTGATGATTTGATAATCATTATGGCCGTGGATAACGAACAACCAATGATTTTCAAAGAAAAGACACAAGACCACATTGAAGGTCTGGTTAAAGCAATTGATTATTACCATAAAAACAGTTGACATACTAAATAATTTAATGTATAATGTGAAGTTATGGTTGTACGAAGCAACTAGAAATGTGTTCTGGACGGGGGTGCGAATCCCCCCAGGTCCACCATAAGGAGATATATGACTAAAACACCTTACGCAATAGTAGTAATACTGTTGATTGTGTTTGTTTGTATACATGTCTTTTTATGATGGGCCTGCATAGTTTCGACAGGGCAAATAGTACAGAAGTGGACAGCTCATCAGAGAAGATGTTAAAACTAAATCAAGTAAACGCAAACGACTCACAGTTCGCATTAGCAGCCTAAACGCCGCTTAGGGTTTCGGTTGGTTTCCTCGTAACAGAATAACCAACCACTTAATGGAGGTATAATGCAGTCAATTTGGTGTAGAAATGAAATTAAAATCGCTGATGAATTGATGGAACTCGCACCAAAATTACGTGATGAATTTTTAGAATATCATAAAGACTTTCACACCACATTTAAAGGCGGTGTATCATATGCTGCATCAAACCCACATGCTGTTTTGGATGAAAAAGAAAAGAATGATTGGAAAGTTGAAGGCCTACGTTATGCATTACCTGAACAAAAGGTTGAACATAATTTCTTTTTACAACCAAGAATACGCAACATATTTCCAACCGCATCCACACTAACACGACAATATATTGCTCATGTTGGTTGCAGTGGTTACAGTGTTCTGGAAGCTGGTGGTGTTATTAAAAGTCATGTAGACATTGAGAATCGTTCACGCAACACAGTAAGAATTCATATACCATTAATCATACCAGAAGGTGATGTTGCACTGGAAGTTAATGGTATAAAGCAGGATTGGTCCGACTTATTTGCATTTGATAATGCTGAATTGCATAGTGCATATAATAAGACTGATAATAGGAGACTAATTTATATCATAGATATATCTAAGTCGATTTTGTTTAACAACTAGGAGTTAATTTTGAAGAAAATCAGTTTAGTTTTGGCCTCTTTGGTCATGAGTGCCGCAGCAATGGCACAAGGTTATGGTTCATTGGAATATTCTGATGAAACCAATCGTGCAACAAAGGCAACAAACATTAAAGAAGCCGTTGTCATTGGCAACAAAGTTGGTTCTACCGACTATAGCCTTAAAATGGAAAACAGTCAAACTGCACTTGGTAGTGGTTCAATTTCACAGGGAATAGAAGTTCGTGTGAGACAATCTATTGGTGCTTTCTATGTTGGTGGACGTTTGGGTGAAAGAGTAACCAGTTCAACACATTTTAGTCATTATGCAGTTGATGCTGGTGTTAAGTTCCCATTGGTTGCTGGTTTGACTGGTGATGTTGGTGCTCGTTATCGTAATGCATTTGATACTACAAACGCATATCAAACGACCCGTGTACACACAGCAGTTGGTTACGATTTGACCAAACAAGACAAAGTTGCAGTTCGTTGGAGCCGTTCATATGGTGACGAAGAAAAAGATGCATGGCGTCTACAGTACACACGTAGTTTTTAATACGTATAAATAAGTATATGGGTTCGGTGGGACCCATTTAAATAATCCACCAACACACTTTACACAACACAGGAGTAAACTATGTCAAACATGACACCCTTTGAAATCCGTCTTGAACTATTAAAAATGGCAAGAGACATGCTATATGATTCATACAACGCAGAACGAGACCGTCTACAACAAGACTGGCACATCAAATGCGAAACGGCAAGGTCTAAAGGTGAGATACCACCTGAACATCCAGGATTGCCGACCATCCCCTCAGAAACAGATATTATTAGCAAAGCTACATCTTTAAATAGTTTTGTATCTAATACACCGGTAACACCTGAAATCAAGGTTACCAGAAAAACATCCTGAGGGTTAAGGGGGGTTTTCCCCCTTTACATAAACGAGGAGTAGAAATGAAGTTTTTATCAACTTTATTATTTTCTTTATCATTATTGATTTTACCTTTAACATCCCAAGAACAAACAATTCCAATAGAAAGAGTGGTTTCACAGGATTTAAATAAACAATTACTTTGCATGGCCAAAAACATTTACTATGAAGCCGCAAGTGAATCCTATGAAGGTAAATTAGCGGTAGCACAGGTCACAATGAATCGTGTGAATAGTCCACTTTATCCTAAAACAATTTGTGAAGTGGTATACCAAAAAACGGGCAGTACATACCAATTCAGTTGGGTTGGTGAGAATGTCGGTCCTGTTAGAAGCAAGTATGCATGGGAAGAATGCCTAATTGTCGCAAGAAAAGCCTTGACACAATTAAAATTACATGATACAATATATGAAACCAAATCAATGTTCTATCATAACACCTCGGTAAATCCGGCGTGGAAATTAAAGTATGTTGCGAAAATTGGAAACCATTTGTTCTATACGAAATATATGAAAGCTTAAAAGTGCCAACAAAAACCGAAATTAATGAATTTAGTGAAATGATTAGTAAAAGCGTCAGTGAATTGGGTGGTACCCATATGGATGCAATCATACATCATTGTGAACAAACAGGCATGGAAGTCGATGTGGCTTCTTCTTTAGTCTCTAGTGCATTAAAAGCAAAGATTAGAGAAGAAGCACAAGACCTAAACCTATTGAAGAAAAGTTCTAAATTGCCTCTATGACTGAAACGACAGGATTTGAAGCGTATGCCCTATATCAAAGCATTAAACTTCATTTTACTTCTGATTCTTACGATTTTTTTCGTTACAACGGAAAGACCAACGTATCAAAGGACAACTTTGCAAACAATAAAGCCAAGTATTCTTTTTACAAGTTATCACGGAAGTACAACATAGATGAATTACGTACTTTTTATATTGCCAATTTCCTAGAAACCAATGTGAATTGGGTGGGAGATATATGTGGTATTGAAGGTGAGGAAAATTACAAGAAATGGCAAAAAAGAAACCAGAGCTTGACATACCGATTCGAACAAGATATAATAGGTCTATTCGCAGCAACACAATCACCTAACGAAATATTGGTAGTTGTAGATGGACAATATCCATTACTGTTGAGAGAGATGACTTATGGCAACATTAACATTGAGACGGTGTGTATACTTAATGACATTATGAATTTCTTACCGATGTGGAACAAAAAAATAACAGACGATGTTATCTGGCCTACATTGAAAAGAAAAATTGAAAAGTACACACCGTTTCTTGTTTACGATAAAGATAAGTTTAAGACAATTTTAAAAGAAAGTTTGAGAGAACATGCCTAAAATTAATTGCATCTATTTGGATATGGATGGCGTTATTGCAAATTTCGAAAAGAGATACTTGGAGTTATATGGTGTAACACCACAAAAAACCAGAAGTAATAAAGAGTTTGGTGGTTTCTTTGATAGTTTCATTGAGGGTAACAACTTTGTTACACTTGAACTGATGCCAGATGCAATGGATTTGGTACGTGCTTTGCGTAATGCACTACCACCGACTCAGATTCTGTCTTCCACGGCCAGTACTAAGAGGCATGAAGCAATCTCTAAACAAAAGATTCAATGGTTGGAAACGCATGGAATTGACTTCCAACGCAACTTGGTTCCAGGTAAGGAACTAAAGAAAAGATACGCAAGAACAGATACGTTAATTATTGATGATACCGAAAGTGTTATTGATGATTGGCGTGCTGCAGGTGGAGTGGCAATCTTACACAAGAACGTTGCAGATACCTTGGTACAGTTGAAGTTTATACTTGACGATGCCTAAATAATATGATATAATGAACTATGTGGACAATCCGTTTATACTCCGTTAATATTCCGTTTATACTAGAAAGGTAAATCATGGTAGATTTTTCAAATCTTAAAAAAAGTTCAGGCAATCTGGACACATTGAAAGCAAAAGTGGCAGAGCTCAACGCTTCCACTGAAGGTAAATCCGATAAAGAAAACTTTTGGCGACCAGAAGTAGACAAAGCTGGCAACGGCATGGCTACGATTCGTTTTCTACCCGCAGCAGCAGTTGATGGTGAAGATGGTCTTCCTTGGGCTAAGATTTTCGAACATGGATTTCAAGGTCCTGGTGGTTGGTTAATCGACAAGTGTTTAACAACCAAGAACCAACAATGTCCTGTATGTGAACACAACAACAAATTGTGGAACTCAGGCATTGAAGCGAACAAAGACATTGTTCGTAAACAAAAACGCAAACTAAGTTACATTGCTAACGTTTATATCATTTCTGATCCTAAGCATCCAGAGAACGAAGGACAAGTTAAATTGTTCAAGTTTGGTGCCAAGATTTTTGAGAAAGTTACAGGTGCAATGAATCCTGCATTTGAAGATGAAACACCAATCAATCCATTTGATTTGTGGAAAGGTGCTAACTTCAAGTTACGTATCACTAAAGTTGCAGGTTATCAAAACTACGATAAGTCTGAATTCGCATCACCATCTGCATTGTTGGATGACGATGAGAAGTTAGAAAAGATTTGGAAGTCACAATACTCATTGACTGAGTTGACGGCTGACAAAGAATTCAAGTCTTATGATTTCTTGAAATCACGTTTAGATAAAGTACTTGGTTTGAATGATGAAGGTGATGCTCCAAGAGCACGTACTACAGTCGAACAAGCTAAGGCTGCACCTAAAAAGCCAGTTGAAGT